GAAAAAGGGACCCTCGACCAGCACCGCCAGCGCATCCGCCAGTTGGAATTGCGCCTCCACATCGCCGACTACGGCATGGGCATGCCGCACGATTTCGCGACGGTGCTCATGCTCACGGCAGAGTTGGCGACAGCCCGCAAGGAATTGGCGCAAGCCGAGTTGGACGCAATCACATCGGATGGAGGGGAGCTATGACCCGCTACCGCACCTACGGTGACTGGAAGCTTGCCTCACCGGACGACGACGACGACGATCAGCCATTCGGTGAGTGCGATTGCTGCAGCAAGAAACGCCCGCTCACCCGCACATGGGCCTACCAGATCGAAACATGGCATTGCGAGGAATGCTCAGAATGAGAACCCTCATCCTCGCGGCCTTGGCCGTCGCAGTCATTACGCCGACGGCAGCCCAGCAACCCGCGCCCGGATGGATGCCCACCGGCGAATGGCAGTGCGGTCCCTACGTCCGGATCATCACCTCGACCGATGGCAACATGGGCGTGAACTTCGAGGTGATCGGCGCTTGGTTCAATAACAACTACACGTTCCGCCGCGGCCAACTCTTTTACAACGGGATCCCTTGCGGCGCGATCGGACGTCCATTCGGCTTTGGCGAACCCCCGCGCCGGAAGGTCCGGCTCGATGAACCGGAGGAAGACAAATGACAGCCCTCGCAACACAACCCCGCACCCAAGTCGGCCGAACGCTCAAGACGCTCATTCCGCTGATCCAGAGTGAGTTGCAACAGGGCAATGCGGCAGGACGGGAACACTATCGCCACGCCGGCGAAATGCTGATCGAAGCCAAGGATCAACTCAGCCACGGCAGTTGGACGCAATGGCTGACGAGGAATTTTGAACTAAGCCAGAAGCAGGCGCAGGTATACATGCGCTGGGCGCGCGAACATCAAAAGCGCGTCGGCGACGCGCATTTGCAGTATCGAAGTTTGCGCGAGATGACCGGCCACACCGAACGCGATCGCGACGCTCGCACCTCCAAGCAACACCAGGAATTCCGCCGCATCATGCGCGACATACCGCGCGATGATTTCGTGCGGGAACGACAGGCCCGCGACGACGAGGTGGAAACACGTCGCGCGCTTGCCGCAAAACTTATCGATGCCGGCTACCGTGCATTAGCAACAACCCTTCACCCGGATCGCGGCGGATCGAAGGATGCAATGTCACGGCTCAACCGCGTCCGCGATGAACTGAAGCAAATAGCACAAACGAGGAGATTTGTATGAATTCGTCACTTGCGAAGAAACCAGCCAGCGTCATTCGCACCTACACCCAACAGGTGCGGGACCATAGTGCGGCCATGGAGCGAGCGCGCGATCATTATTTCGATACCCTGAAGCGCGCAGAAAATCAGTATTTCGAGACAATCAAGCGCATCACCGATGCGGTCGCACAAGCCACCACACCTCCCGCCGAGGTGTCGGAGACAGAAACACCGCCTCCGACACAATGACAGAGTGATAGGACAGGGGGGTGGATGTTACCGCATCCGCCCTCTGATCTACTGAGGAATAAACGGGACAAATGAAATGACCTACGAAGCCCAGAACATAGCCCTCGGCCTGCAGCAGGTCACCCCCGCCACGCCCATGGAAATGCTCTCCCGCGCCCTGATGTCGGGCGCGGCGCCGGAAACACTGGAAAAGATGCTGGCCCTGCAGGAGCGGTGGGAAAAGAACGAGGCCCGCAAAGCCTTCGACAAGGCCATCGCGCAGGCCAAGGCCGAGATGCCGGTGATCCGCAAGAACCGCGAGGTGAGCTTCGGCGCCGGCCGCACCTCCTACAAGCACGAAGATCTGGCCGAGATCGCCAACACCGTCACCCCAGTGCTGTCGAAATATGGTCTGTCCTACCGCTGGAAAACCACGGTCACTGATAAGCTCATCGTGGTGACATGCATATTGAGCCATGAGGGTGGCCACAGCGAGGAAAACAGCCTGCCGGGACCGGCCGACACCTCGGGCAGCAAGAACGCCATCCAGTCGATCGGATCCACGGTGACCTATCTGCAGCGGTATACGCTCAAGAGCGCGCTCGGCCTCGCCGCCTCGCACGATGACGACGGTGTCGCCGCCGGCAATGGCAATGGCCCCAAGCCGGCCGAGAAAAAACTCAGCGAGGATGCATGTAGCGAACTGCACGAAGCACTCTATGCAGGCGGGCGAACAGAAGATTGGTTCTGCAATTTTGCCCACATTGCCGAATTGGAAGACCTTGCCCCCGAGCGGTTCGCCGCTGCGCTGGCCTACGTCAAGAAGCTGCCGAAGGTGGAAGCATCATGAGCCAGTGCGAACGCTGCAAGTGTTCCCCCAACCGCTACTTCGAGGAGCACTCAACTGGCAGCATGGTGCCGCGCATCTTCTGCCCGGTCTGCGTGATCGTCGTTGCCGGGAGCTATCTCTACAAGGCGCAGCAGCGCAAGGTGCAACAGGCGCGGCACAGGGCCCGCCGCCACACCGCACCGGAGGCCACGCAATGACATTCAAGCATGGCCTTACCCGGGGCGGTGCCAAGCCACCGGAGTTTAATGTGTGGTGCAAGATGCGGCAGCGATGTGCCGATCTGCTTGATAGGGACTACGGTGGACGTGGGATCACAGTCTGCGAGCGATGGCTGGAATTCAAAAACTTCTATGCTGATATGGGGCCGCGACCGACACCGGCGCACACCATCGAACGCATTGACAACGATGGCAACTACACGCCCAAAAACTGTAAATGGGCCACGCGCACCGAACAGGCCCGCAATCGTCGCCCGCGGACACGCAAGCCCCTCTGTATTCGCGGCCATGAACTTACCGGTGCAAATCTTTATGTCCGGATCAATGGGAAACACCAATGCAAGACATGCAGGCGGATGGCGTTTCAGAAGTGGTACAGGGAACACAAGAATGGCGGCAAGCGCGTTGTGGCAGCGTAGGGGCATCCCGCGTCCATGACATCATCGCCACCACAAGATCAGGCGGATACACAACAGGCCGCAAAAATTACCTCGCCGAGCTTGTCTGCGAGCGGTTGACCGGGATGCCGGCAGAACGCTTCGTTAGTGCCGCAATGGCATACGGTACGGAGTTTGAACCAGAGGCCCGCTTTGCATACGCCCTTAAGCAGGGTGTGGAAATCGTAGAGGTCGGACTTATCCGACATCCAACAATCGCCGGGGCGCACGCATCACCAGATGGATTAATTGGCGACGATGGATTGGTCGAAATAAAAGTGCCTAACAGTGCCACTCATATCGAAACATTGCTCGGAGGAAAACTCGATCCAGCGTATCACCACCAGATGCAATTTCAAATGGCATGCACAGGTAGAAAGTATTGCGATTTTGTTTCCTACGATCGCCGCCTACCACCGCCAATGCAACTGCACATTACCCGCATCAAACGCGACGATGATCTGATCGAAGGAATTGAAACTCAGGTCGTGCAATTCCTGATCGACCTCAACGCCACCGTGGATCTGCTGCGTAAGCGATACCTGCAGGAGGCGGCATAATGAGCACGCAGCCGCCCATTTACTTCACATGGAACGGTGAAGCGATGGAGCCCATCGGGCGGTTCTCGCGGCTGGCCGAGCGCACGTTCACCTCGGGCCACGCCTATCGCATGATCGTGGAGGAGGAGCGCAGCGGCTCCAGCCATCGGCAATACATGGCGGCGGTGCATGAAGGCTGGATGCAGTTGCCCGAGCCGTGGGACATCGCTTTCCCCACCGAGGATCATCTGCGGAAATATGCGCTGATCCGCACCGGCTTTTGCACCATCACCAAGGTCGTCGGCAACAAGCGGGTGCCGGTCGATGGTTATGCGATCGTCTGCGAGGAAGACGGCGTGACGACAATCTATCAAGCAAAAAGTCAGAGCTACAAGGCCATGGGGCCGGAGGAATTCCAGAAGAGCAAGACCGCGGTGCTTGACTGCATCGCCGATATGGTGGGGATCACGTCGGAGCAGTTGCTGCGGGAGCGGTCGGCATGACCGACCTTATCGCCCGCCGCGCACTGGAGCCAAAGCCATGACCCGGGCTGAATTCCCCAAGCGGATAAAGCTCGCCGCCTACCGCCGCGCCATGGGCCGCTGCGAGGGCTGCGGCGGGCTGCTGATGCCCGGAAAATTCCACTATGACCACCGCAACCCGTCCGAGTTTAGCGGCGACAATAGCCTCGAAAATTGCCAGTGTCTTTGTTTAGGATGCCATGGTGCAAAAACTGCCCTGAAGGATGTCCCGGCGATTGCAAAGAGCAATCGGATCCGGGCGAGCGCCGCCGGTATCCGGCGCGATCGCACCATCAGGGCGTGGCGGTCATTCTCAGGACAAATCATAAGGAAGGGCAGGTCACGCGATGAATAGGATCACTGCAAACTCAATTCCAGAACCCAACAGCGGGTGTTGGATTTGGCTCGGCAGCATCCAGAAAAAATACGGTCATGTTCGTAACGGGGAAAGCTGGACACACCTCGCGGGGGAGATCGTCCGCAAGCCGGGGCGGCGGGAATGATACGCAAACTACTCAATATCGACAAAAAACAAAAGTCGGATCGGTATGCGTCGCGACGGCAAGGCCCCATCAGCGCCGCTTACATCATAGCGGAAGCAATGGAGGATAGTTGCCGAGGCAGTGATCCGCAGTTCCGCGGCAACGTCGCCGACGCCTTGTATCATATTGCAACCGCGCTGCAGCGGATCGCCGAGGCGATGGAAAAGCAGTTGCCGCAGGAGCCGGAATGAACCCGCATTTGCAAGGTGTGATCATTAGCGGGCTAGTGCTGGTGGTCCTTCTTGTCGTGCTGCTATTCGTCATGGGCTGTGCGGTACCGCTGCGATGAAGCCAAAATTTAACATTCCGCTGCAAGTCAGCGAGCAAGAACTCAACACGCTCATTAGAATGTACGCGGAACGCTTACACCGATCCTGGCCCGAAGACGAAGTATCTTTCAAAGATTGGATCAGATGGAATACGCGGCGCCTTTCGGAACTAGTGGCCATGCTGGATCACGCCGGATAGACCACCGTTACCTCGTCATCAGTGGTGACGCCGAGGCTCTCGGCAAGCGCGGGGGAGAGGTCAGCCGCGCGTCCGGTTTCGGCTTCATGCGGCCCCCAGTCGGCAGGGTGTGCCAGCCGGCAAACGCCGGTCTTCTTGTTGGTCACCAGCGCCATCTGGCCGCTCTGCGCCAGCATGGTCTTGGGTGTGACATCATAGTCCCAGCGGCACGCCACATAGAACACTGATCCATCCATTCGCCGGGCAAGACCCGTGGTGGCCGGCGGCTGCTTTTCGAGGAACAGCCATGGCGCATCCTCGAATTCGTAGAAGAATGCCAGGCCCTCGCTCGAGCTCACCCCGGTGTCGTTGGGCCCGCCGAAGGTGCTGCACGTTCCTTCCGCCGCGAACAGCACATCGCTCGGCGGCTCGGGCGTGGGACCGCCTTCGATCTCTTCCCCGGCAATGGCGCCGGCAATGGCGCCGCAGATCACATCATAATTCTGATAGTAGATGTCCACATCGGCCTGACTGTCCACAAAGCAAGTCTCGATCAGGATCGCTGGCTCCTCGGTGTTATTGAGAAAGGCCAGGTCGGTGCGCTTCTTTGGCCCGCGGTTGATCAGCCCCGACGCTTCGCAAATCTGGTCTACCACCACGTCGGCGATTTCCTGGCCGGTCTGGCTGACATAAAGCACCTCGCAGCCCATCGGCTTTTGCGTGGTTTGGTAGGCGTTGAAATGCACGCTCACATCCAGATCTCTGGTCTGGGCATTGTGAAAATCAACGATGCGGCCGAGGTTCTCCGACTGATCGTCGGAGACATTGTCGTGATAGGTGGTCACCTCGATGCCGGCCTCGCGCAGATAGTCGGCGACGGTTTCCACGACCTTGCGCGCCTCGTCCACCTCGTCGATGAAGCCGGAGGCCCCGCGGATATGCTTGCCGTGGCCGCTCGAAATAACAACCTTCATGTCACCCTCCTGTGAAATGATGTTCCAGCCGGAACGTGCCGCCGGCGCCACCACCGATCTCTGGGCCGGTGTCGATCGCCACCGCAAACGTGCGATCCTCTAGCTGGATCACCGGCCGATCGCGCGAGCCCGATCTAATCTTGATCCAGCCGCGTACTAGCCCCAGGCCAATCACCGCAGTGTTGGGAAACACTGCGCAGGAAATTTCGAGCCCGTTAGGATGCATTAGATCGTTGTAAAAGTTGCCATCGCTCGATGAGCAGAACGTTATATCGGCATACGTCCACGTAAACGGGAACGTTATTTTGACTATTTGACCCGCACTGCAGTCGAGCCCGTCGCTCAGGCTTTCGCCGGTCAGGATCTTTGGCCCCTCAAGAACAACGATCGCCATTGTGTTTCTCCCTTAAACTTCCAGCGCCATGCGGAATAGACAGGTGTTCCTTTGCGGCACCGCAACCGAACTGGTGCCCGAGCGAAACTTGATCCAGCCGGCCGGGATCAGCGCGCCCAGAACGTGCGAGTTGGGCTGCACCTCCAAAATGCGCTCCTTGCCGTCCCTGTTGCAGAGATTGCCGTAGGGCTGAATGTTATCGGGCGAGATCAGGAACGACAGCGGCGCGTAGCTCCATTCCGGCGGAACGAAGATGCGGACAACAGTCCACGTCTTGCAATCAACGGCGTTCGATAGCGATTGGCCCGCGAGGATCTGAATTGTATCGATGAGGTTGATGGTCACGGTTGTTTCTCCTGCGGACAGGTGGGCGGGCTCCAATCGAGCGCGTACCTGCGCGCGCGGGCGTGGGCGTTGATCGCGTTCACGGTGCCGACACGGGCGCGCTTGGGCTGCTCGGTGTTGGGGTCTTTCTGCCAAATTGTGTAGAGGTGCTGCATGGCCGCCTCCAATCCCTGATCGATGCCGCGCAGCGAGATATCGCGCACCCGCTCGCGCTCGGTCGGATCCATGCAATCGAACGGGATGTTGGCGGTCGCTGTCTCGATGCTCGCCAGGGTAAACCCGCCGACAACAAGATCCTCGATTGGATCGCCCTCGAACAGCGCAAGCAGCAACAGAGTGTTGGCAACGGTGAAAATCAACACGAAGATACCGGCAAACCGCTCGGGGTTCACGGTCCGGGCCACAGCCTTACGCCGGAGCCGGCGAACAATCGCCATAGTACCAGGATCGCCACCAGCACCAGCACCACCAGCAGGATGTTGACCACCATCGCCGGCAGATGCAGCCCGATCGCGCCCAGCACCCAGATTATTAGAAAATAACACAGCGCGATCCCGCAGATGTAGATCAGCGCGTAGATCACCCGCTCAACCATCATTGCCTCCCACCACAAGATGTGGTATATTGGCTGCATGGAAAACGGTCTTCACACCATCATGGCGGCCGTTCAGGGCCTGCTCGATGAGGCCTGCCCGGCCGATGACGACGGCCTGCACGACTACACGCCGGCCATGCTGAAACGGCTGCAGGAGGTGCAGGACACTGTCTGCAAGACGCTCGGCCTGGAACGGCGCGCGCTTATCGCCCCTGGCGATTAGCCTCCAGATATCGGCTGATGTCGTCCACCCATTTCTGGGTAGCCCGCTGCGCGGTCGGCGCCCCGGTCAATCCCTGCCGCATCAGGTAGTCGTGCTGCAGCGGCGGGTAGCCCATCCGCTCATAGGCTGCGAGCATGTCGGGATACATCAATTCCTTCGGCACCGATTGCCCGAGTCCGCCGACATACTGCCCGCCGATCTGCGTGCCATAAGTCCGATGCGCCGCCGCCGGGCTGGCAACCTTCTCGCCCGTGAGCCGCGCGATCGCCTGCCCGGACGAGCCGGTCGGCACGTCGAGCAGCCGCGGGTCGGTGACCGCAAAGCGTGCTTCGGCCACACTTGGCAAGCCGAGTGCCTGCATTCCAGTTTTGTCCATCGCTTTCGCGAACTTGTTGCGCACATCGCCCGGCGCGCTCGCCAGGAATTCTTTCAGATTGGCAGATTTCAATCCCGGCCAGCCCTCTACGCCCTCCATCACGGCGTCGAACGCCGCCGCCGCCTTTGAGCTTGGCGGCTTGGCCTTTAAACTCTCGGCCAGCGCATCGGATATATGGTGGGAGAAATCGACCGACCGCTCGCCCATGGCGGTGTACGGCATGTAGACCGGATCGCCCTCGGCACCGAGCTTGCGCGCCTGATTGACTAGCCGCGAGCCTACTGACGGGGTGGTGGAAGCCCAGGCCGCACCAGTGCCGGCATTGGCCGGCATGTAGCCGGCACCGCCCTGCATCGCCACCGGCGTCGGCAGCTTAGTGTCGCCGATCATGGACAACAGCGATCCCGCACGCGAACGATCGCCCACCGCCGGCATCAGCCAGCCGCCCTGCAGCGCCGCGGGGTCTATCACGTTCTCAATGGCCTTGCCGGTTGGCATATGGGTGGCCGTCATTTCCGCCACCGGACGCGGCAGCTTGATCTTCGATATGCCGTGCCACAACGGCCCGGTGCCCGCAGCCTCGGCCTCGCTCCCTTGCAGCGCAGCACCGAGCGCCAGCGCACCGATCTTCGTCCCCACCCCCCCAACCGGGCCGGTCGCCACCTTTAGGCCAAGCTGCAGCGGTGTCTTCGGCAGGCCGAAATTCTCCTCGATGAACTGCGTCGCCGGCCCTTCCTCCCGGCCAAGGGGTGGCCTGACGCCCTGGCGAAGGCGCCTGGCCGCGCGTTCGCTTGGGTCGAGCTCCTGGGCCGGCGTCTGATATTGTGCGCCCTGCAGCCATCCTGGGGCCTGGTCAGGCACGAATAGCTCGGGGCCGGCCTCGCCCACCAGATAGGGCTGGTTCTCCTCCACTGGGCCACCCGCCTGGCGGCCGGGGATGTTTGGGATCAGAGATAACAAGCTGGGCCGAGTTGCATCGATCGGTGGCCCTGGCGGCCTAAAACCCGTCTGCTGCGCCAACGGCGAGCGCGCCGCAACCATGCGATTGAGATAATTGGCCCGCGACCGCATCAAAGAATTGGAAAGATTGCGCGCCCCAAAACCCAGACCGGCCGCCGCATAGAACCGGGGATCGCCTGACAGATATCCGGTAGCCGCCAAACCACCACTGGCAATCCCACCGCCACCGCCTAGCAAGTTCCCAAAAGTTCGCAATATGTTTGGAAATGATGTTCCACGGGTTGCCTGACGAATTTCGGTAATTTCGGCCCGTGTCAGCCCGGCCTTCTGTGCCGGTGACACCCCCTTGTTATCGGGCCGTACGAATGCCTTGAGTTGCTGCCGATAGGCATTCTCGACATTGCGCCCAGAGTGGGCCGCGCCGGCCTGATCCTCGGCCCGCTGCCGCACCGCTTCTAATGCACGCATGCGGAATTCCGCCGCCGCATTGCCTCGCGCCTCGCGCGCCGTTTGCGCCAGCAGATTGGCATCGCCCCGCAGCACCGCCCCCCGCGTGTTGCCTGCGGCTTCAAGCAGATCGTCGATCCTGGTCTGTGCAATCCGGGCCGCCGCCTGCTCGGTCGGATTTGTGAAGTCCCGAGCAATCTCCCCGAGGTCGCGGCGCAGAGCATCGAGGCGGTTGAAATCCACCGCCGGACGGATTGCTGGGGCCGCCGGCTGTACGCCGGTTAGCCGCGACATGGCCCCGGGCGCGGCTGCCGCTGCCGGTGCCAAGGCCCTCGCTTCGTCATCGATCAGTCCAAGCGTTCCTTGGATCAATCTCGGTGCCCGCGCATTGGGGCCGCTGGTCAAGCCTCTGGTGATGTCATTGAGGCCCTGCGAAACAAAAGTGGGATTAAGCTCGACCCCCGCCGTGCGCGCAGCCGTGTAGCCTTGATCGACAGCCGGACCCACATCCTCCAGCGCGGGCACCCCGCGGAAGCCCCTGGCCGTCCGCACCGTATTGGCCAAACCCGCCGCCGCTGTCGCCCCCAGCACGCCGCCCGCCATCCGAGCATAGGGTTCCGCGCCATAGCCCTTGGTTAATTGCCCGGCCGTTTCGCTGGCCAGCGCAGGAGCAACAACCCCGCGCAGCACCCCACCGCCACCGAGTGCCACGTTGGGCGCAAATTGACCCAGGGTGCGCAGGTATTCTTCCCCCGTGTTCTGTGGCGTGTAGGGCTGGCCCTTGAACATGCCCTTGGGGTCTTGGATCGTCGCCAGCGCGCTCTCGTAGGTCGGAAGCTCGACCATGCCCTTTTGCTTTTCGAGGTCGCGGGTGTCCTCTGGCAGGCCCAGCTTGCGGGACACCCAATTAGCCGCCCCCTGGATGCCCTGCGCGCCCAGGGTGCCCACCGTGCGCGGCAACGACGCTAACCCCGCAACACCCTCCTGCAGACCGACATCGACAGCCTTATAGGCGCCCCCGGCTGTCATCGGAGCATCAGTGGTGCGAGGTGCTTTTGGCAACGCGCCGAGCGCAGCCGTAATTTCTGTATCGGTGGCGTCGTCGGGAAAGGTATGCTGCTGACCCTCAAAATTGACGATCATTGCGGCACGATCCTTCCGCTCGGATCACGAATGAAGGTGCGGCCACCGGCGGCACCAGCCCCACCAGCGCCCCCCACGGATTGGCTGGGATCTTGCCGAAGCGAGAACGGCGGCGGCTGGTTGGCATCGGTGCGATTGACGATCCATTCGTAAGTCGCCCGAACCCGTTTCAGATTGGCCTTGAATTGCTCCGGGCTTTGCTCCTGATCGAGCGCGGCAATACTAGCTTGCAGTAGCTGATGCTCGCTTTCCGTCACCGCGCCCAGCCCGGAAGCGCCAGTTGTGGACGCAGCACGCATTGCACTAAGTTTGTCCAGCGACACGTTGGCCTTGATAGTGCTCAGCGTTTTCTCAAGATCTTTAGAGGGCTGGTAGACATTCTTTAGCGCACCGCCGACAAGGCCGGTCGTGGGCAAAAAGCCGCCCTGATTGACCGACAATTTTTCGGCCGTATCGAGCGCAGTCAGAACATTGCCCGCAGCCTGCTTGGCAGCCGCCTCCTGCTGCGGGTCTTTCGTCGCGTGCTTGGCGGCTTCCTCTAATTGTTTCTGCCGAACCGCTTTCTGCACCGACGGCAACTCATTTTCCATGCCCGGAAGTGGCGCCGGGATAGTTCCTGCCGATTGGGCGCCCGCAATGGGCGTGCTTGCTGCCGGCCATGCCCCAGAAGCACTGGGGACACCACCACCACCGACAAAGGGAACAGCGGCGCCGCCGGCATATGGATTGGTCGCCGGAGCAGAACCACCCGCGGCACCCATGCCCGGCGGTGGCCCCATCGGCCCCCATTCATACTGACCCGTCCGCAGGTTCGCACGATAGGGATAGTCCTGCTCACGATAGGTGACCTTGCCCTCCTTCCATTCATCAGTTTTTGGATACAGCAGCGCCCGCCCCTCGGGGCTGGCAGGATCAATGCCGGTGGCGCGCATGGTCCGAAGAACTTCTGGCTCACGACCAAATTGCCGTTCCCAATTGGCCTGCTGCTGGCTCGCCTGTGAACGCTGGAAAGCCTCCTGCCTCTGCTGATGCTGCAGTTGCGCCTGCTGATAGCCGCGGCGGGCGTCGAGCGCGGAGCCAGTCTGAAAGCCCTGCAGCGCCGCCGCCGTCTGGGTGGGATCGCCACGCGCCAGATTGCGCGGGCTCATCAACCCCATCCCCAGCCCGATCAGCGAATTGCTGTTCTGCGCGATGGCGTCGCCAATGCCGATCTGATTGCCGGCGTAGTCGCGCGGCTGAAACATGTCCATCAAACTTCCAGGCATCTTTCGCCCCTGTGGTGGTGGTGGCCCCGATGCAACCGCAGTGTCATCGGGCGGGCTCTCGCCGGTGCCGGTTGCCCGCCACGGCTCCGGCATTCCGATCGGCCGCAGTGCCCGGTCGGCATCATCTCCCGACAGCGGTGTGACTTGGCGGTGGCCGGCGTCGGCCGTTACCAATGCCGACGCTGCCTGTGGCGACCAGCCACGGAAGTCGCCAGTCGCAACGTCGAGCTTATCGGGACGGCCCTTGAACGCCGACCCGGTGTCGTGGACGTATCCGGTCACATTGGGCAGCGTGTAGGATTGTCGATCGATCGGACTGGTATAGGTCAACGATCCCATGTTGACGGTTTGACCGTAACGGGATGGATCACCCGCCAGCGTCACGAATGGCGATTTCCCGAGGCGAACGTCATCGAGGGTGGAAGGAACGCGCTTGCCGGTCTGCGGATTTGGCTTCGAGGTTTCGAAGCCCCCCTCCATGCGATCGCCGGGGCCGGGGGCATAATAGGTCACCCGGCTATCGAATGATCCAAATGGCGGCTCGGATTGATACGGCTGGGATCGTGGATAATACGGCATGGCCGCTTATCCCAGCAGCCCCAGCAACCCGCCACTCGCAGCCCCGATCCCGGCGCCGGCCGGGCCGCCGAACGAGCCGCCAATGCCGGCGCCCGCGGCGGCACCGCCAAACAGCCGCTGCATGGTGGTCGGTTGCTGGATTGCTTGCGATAGACCAGTGATCTGACTGCCACCGAGGCCGCCGGCGCCTTGCACAATGGCGTTGTAGCGGGAGAGGTTTTCAAACGGATACGCCTGTTGGGCATTGTACTGTGCGATGGTGGAATTCAGATCGGCCTGCGTGCGGTTGGTGTAGAATTGCCCGAGGTCCATCATCTTTGCCGAATTGGCAAAGCGCGCCTCGTCCAGGCCTGGGATCAACTGGCTGAATTTTCCGACATTTTGAACGCCGGTATTGTAGAGATCAGCCAAGCTCGCCGTTGATTGCATCTGACGCTGCTGGCGTTGCTCGTAATCCTGCGCCAGGACCGGATCGGCAGCCTCGGCCAGTGCTCGGCCCAGCACGTCGGTATGAGCGGCGCTGCCATAGCGCCCGGCGCCACTCATCGACGCATTGACGCGGTCGCCGATCCGCCGGTTGCTGGTGTCCAGCATGGCTTGCAAATACGGGTTTTCGTTACCCAGCGCGCGGTTGTAGATGTCCTGAAACTGTCCCGCCGCTCCTTGCATGCCGGCATTGAGCCCGCCACTTGCAATGATGTCGCCGGCATAGCCGCGGGCCGCCGTCAGGTTGGCCGAGCCGTAAGGCTCCGACTGCGCCAGCGCCTGCATGTCGTTCTGGCCTTGCTGCTGGCGCACATCGACGGCGCCAACCGTCGGGCCGGTGTAGGGCATGTAAGTACCCCCCACGCCGGCATTGTACAGACCAGCCGCACCGCCCAGAGCCTGCGAGATGTAAGGCTGCGCGCCCGACCACGGATCCTTGGTCTGCGATTGGGCCTGGATGGGCTGCATCTGTGGCGTGCTACTTCCGCCCATGACTCACCTCCTTGGACATTGTGTAATGCGTGATGCGATAGCCGTGCTTGAGCAACATGCGCGACCAGCCCGGGCGGCAGATCGGCCGGATTTCCGCGCAACCGACATGCTCGATCAGATATTGTTCGACCTCGGGTAGCAGACCTTCCCACTGCGCGCGGCCGCTGCCGGCCATCCATACTAGCTCCGCGATGATGTCATCGCCGCGCATGTGATAGGAAACCCCGAGCAGCGCCACCGCTTTGCACGCAACTTCGTCCCACATCAGGAACGGCTGCACCTGCTTACGCCTCACCTTGGCTGCCAACTCGGCAATCGGCTCCTTCGAACGCTGGGCAATTTTTGGCAAGAACGGATACCAGTGCGGAAGAAAGGCCAGCAGCATTTCGTCGGTTGTCTGCACCGGCAGCAATCTCATTCGCGCATGACGGCCTTGAACTCATCCGCCGTCATGCCATAAGCCACGGCCATGCGCGCGAGCTTGTCCCGTGCCGTAGGTGCAGCAGTGGGCGCCATCAACAAGCCAACACCCTCGCTAGGAATTATGTTGTGCGTCCAGCCCTCCGCATCGCGCGCGTTCAAAGCCGTCACGTCACCGGCCGAGGTGTTCTGCAACACGCCGTTCACGAACTTTTTGGTGTAGGCCATTTCAACCCCTTATGTGTGACCATACAGAACGAACTTGCCCGATATAATGTTGCCGGAACTCGCCCATAGCCGCAAAGCGTTGCAGCCGGCCGTATTGTAGACATGACCGCGACCTGTAACGAATGTGGTGTTTTCCGTGTCTATATCGAAGAATGAGTTTTGATAATGAAACGACGGATATGCATCAGCCTTGAAATCGAACACATCCAAAATGACAGTAGCCGTCCGTTGCGGTGATCCG